ACAAATAACAGAAAAGCCACTGAGATCACGTGGGTGACCAGGGTGACCAGGAACCAAACGACCTGCTTTACGCATTCCATCTATAGCACCTCGTACACATACTGGGTCAAAGATGGCATCATCTGAAATATCTTGTTGTTGGTAAACCAATGCCCAAGTGGATGCGTCCATTGCTTGACGTTCATTGTAAAGGTTACGACCATTCCATCTAGGGTATAGTCCGTCCTCATTAAGATCTGATTCTACTTGCCCATCAAATGGAGCATCACTGGCAGGCCAGAGGGTTTCCCACTTATCAGGGTCATCATCTGTTGTCAGTAGCGCTGGCATTGCTAGGTAGGTCCAGGGTACCAAGCCACCAGGGTAGCGGTCCTCGGAACGTAGTTCCTTGTATAAGTCAATTGCTGTAACGCGGGTACCTACAATAATTAATTTACCAGTAGGGTTAAGACGAGAACGCACATCCTGGGTTAACCAACGGATTTGCTTCTCAAACTCGTTTGCGTTCTTTAATGTCACTGCATCGTCTACTATAATCATATCGGCACGCTTGCCGTAGATCTGACCACCGATACCAACGGCTTCGATGTTTGGGTCCTTTTCAGATGACTCACGTAGTTCATCACCAAAGGTCACACGGGTTGCCTGCCAAGAAGCGGTCTTAGAGTTAAACCCTACGCCAGCAGCGTAAGCCTGTTGGAGTGCTTCATAGTTTGGATGAGTCAGGCGTTGCTTGATGGCGTAGAGAAAGTCTGCTGCTAGTTGCTGAGTCTGAGAGACAATCAGCACACGAAAGTTAGGGTTCTGACACACCTGCCAGGTGACGTAATCTACGGTCACAGTCATTGACTTGGCGTGGTTAGGCGGAATGTTAAGAAGGATTCTGTTATTAGCCAGCCCTGGTTCGTACTTCATACTAGGGTGTAGCCATCCTGGGGGACGACCCTCGATCACATCTATCAGGTTCTGCTGATGTGGAAAGGTACGAGAGTGTAGGTATCTTTGGCGGAACTCTGCAAAGTCTATGTCGTGGACATCGGATGAGGCAAAGTTCTTATCTTTAAGACCTAGCCGTGTTCGGTCCATCTTGTCAGCAAAGACCTTATCGGTCCTGCGGTAATACTCATAAGTCTTATAGGATTTACCAGATGCAGCCGTGGCTGCCTCAATAGTTAAACCCTCTGCTACACCACTAAGGATCAGACGCTTGGCGATGTCACTTGACTTTTCCGTCACTACTTATTAACGTTTCCGCGTAATCCGCTACCAGTACCTAAATTGCCTAATGATCCCTTGGTGCTACTTCCTTTACCAGTTTTTAGGTCTATGGTTATAGAAGAACTAATCTTTGGCTTTTCTGTTAAAATCTTAAAATTCTTGGGATCTAAAGCGGCGGCTTCTTTTGCTGTAATTTTGCCGTGTCTTAGGGCAAAACTAATATCAGAAGGTGTATTGGTTCTGCCAATTTTGGTTAACTTATTAGTAGCAATCTTTTTCAAAGATGCTGGTGTTTCTGGTTTTTTTGCAGCCACGTAGTCTCCTCTAATAAAGCGCCGAAGGCGCAAAAAAAAAAATTACTAGGGGAAGTGTTTTATACTGGAGATAGTATTGTCCCCACTAAAAGCAGTCACCGCTTCGGGCTTGACGCCCGAGGGAGCCACAGCGAACCGAGGGGTAAGTTGGTGCTCGTCCTAGGGGGACTCGCGTAGTGCCAACGTAGCGAGATTGGGTCGTAAAACTAGTACTGGTTCGTTTTACTCCCTACTATATATAAGGCAGAAAAAATAGCCCATTTCCCGTCTAGGGTAGATTTTATTTTCTATTTGTGACTAACGTCACTTTAATATGTGTACAAACTAGGACATTTAATTGGATCTCACTTTAGCGTAAATTTCTTTTCGGGGAGTATATGTAGTTGTCTTGCAATTTTTAACACACGGGGGTCGGCTTTTCTGCGCCTACAGCAGACCCCACCCCCTGTGGATAACTGGTCTGACCTGTGGATAAGTTATTATGTAAAGTAAACGGGCGGGCTGTACCTTGGGCACCCTATACATAACTTAGTTATCTGTCTATTAATAACTCTATACCTAAGCCTTAGACATCCAAGGCATAACTGTCTACCTTGTTGCATCCCCCTAAGTTACTAAGCAGTAACATATCGCCCCGTAAGTAGTTGAATCTTCAACTATCTAGCCCCTAAAATCGTTACCAAATCGTTACCAAATAACCCGCATTATCGCTTGACATACGGTAGACACCCGTATATAGTTGCCTTATCAATTAATAAATGTTAATTGAATTAACCTAAGAGGAGATAGAAGATGACACGTAAAGATTATGTAATCATAGCAGGAGTATTATCTAAGTTCACCGCCGAGGGCGGCGTTACGGTTGAGCGCGACGCTATGGCCTACGATTTGGCCGATGCACTAGCACAAGATAACCCTAGATTTGACCGTGAGCGCTTTCTAGTGGCCTCGGGCGTATGGGAGAAGTGCGATTACTGCACAGCCCGCGCCTCAGCCTTCAGCACTTCTAAGAAGTGGTGCCAGACCCACAAGGGTAAAGGCCTAATCAAATCCGAGAAGGCGGTGGCGTAATGAATCTCGAACTATACAGGGAGGCGTTAGGGTTCGCCATTGATAAGGGCTTAACACAAGCACAAGCGGAAGAGTACGCCCGCGAGGTGTTAAAGGTAGAGAAGGAGAATCCAAGCCTATGAGCGTTTACTACGTATCAAATGAAAATGGCGATTGGTGGACGATTGACACCGAGAGCACGGCGGGGCGAGGCGGGGCGGGGCAGACCTTGTTTATCATCAAGGCGGAGGATTTGGCGGTAGCAGTTGCCAGCGAATACCCACAAGAAGAGGAGATAGACATCAACTCTATTGATAAGTTAGACCGCCTAATCCGTGAGCACGGCACGGCTCAAGATGTGGAGGTGGCGTAATGACCTACACCGTGCACGGCTCATATGAGAATCCTAAGCGGGCTAAGACATACGCCCGCTTTACCTCCAAGGAGGATTACGCGACACGCGAGGAGGCGGAGGCGCTAGTTAAGGAATGGCAGACCACTAGGGATTACGGTTACGTATGGATTGAGGAGGGCAAGAAATGAAATGGAATAAGCCTAGTAAGCAGTTCCAAGCCTCACGAAGAGGCACAAGCCTAGTGCACGATTATTATTTCATCACCACAATAGGGGCGGGCGGTAAAGGCTGGCTTGTGGGCTATCGAGGATTCAGCACGCAAATAGTGATGCATAGCGCGGGCATATTTGAGAGCGCACAAGAGGCGCGTAAGTATTGCGAGGGCTTAGACCGTAAGACGTTCATCATTGAGGAGGTGAGGGCGGTAATATAATCTAAATCGATCAACCGCCCCCGCGCTACGGGCTACGGATTCATAATCCGACGGGGGCACTAGAGGAGGAGGGCAACACGGCTCTCCACTCTTAGCCTAGGAAGGGCAAAAAAATGGCTTCAATGTGCGACGATTGCAAATGCTCAACATATTATGATGAGGATAAGGACACATACCATTGTGAGAATGAATGCGTGTGCTGCAACGGGAGCGATATCCTAGAGGTATTGCAGACCCGTAATGAGCAAGTTATAGCCCTAACGGATGAGATACGAGAAGAGTTAGAAGATGAGTTTGAGGATGTGGGGGCCGCTAACCCAATCCTATTTGCAGAACAAGGGCCCAACCGTTTTAGGATGATGTCCTTATTCTTCGAGGACGTAGCAGGAGGACACAACGACGGCGTAAAAATCACGGAGGACTTAGACCTTGGTGAGATTACCGTCGAATACTTCACTGATATAGATGAAGTTCCACTGACCGAGGGCGCGGTCTATGACTGGGCTATTGATTTCTTTAAGAACAACTGAGAGAGGGAGAGAGATGACAACGACACAAGAACAGAAGAAAAAACTACGCTTCGATTGCTCTTGCAACGGATGCAGGAACTACCCAACCCGCCCCGCCGAGGTATGGAACGAGCGCCAAATAGCAGGCAAGGCACAAGGGCATTTCTTTACTAAGGACACGATGCGATTCTTTAAGTCACGGATTGCAGACTTTAAGCCCGTAGGGATTAGCCCTCGCGGGATTGATTCTCTAATGGTAATCGTCTCCAATAAGCGAGACGATGACCCACGCACCTATGAAATCGTGACGCTGTGCCCATATGGGGAACTAGCCCGCGAATGGGTGAAAGATAGCGATGGCTCACCGATTGCACAGTATGAGAGTCTCTACAAGGCACGCAATTCTGATCGATGGAAGTGTTCAATCGCTGCACAAATATGCGAATGCCACGGATGCCAATTAGATAAGGCGGGGCGCTAATGGCTATGCCAGTGTGGGGCAAGGTAGTAGGAGAGTGTGCTTGGTGCTTAGATGCACCCTCCACAACCTCTTACAAGGCAGAGGATTCACAAGGGGACAAGGTGGCATACCAAGTATGCGCTGAATGTAAGGAGGCTAGAGAATGACTGATGCCTTAGTCCTATGGGGCTTGATGTTGCTGTATGGTGTACCAATCGCAACCCTTGCGTATTGGATGGAGAAGAAGGCTAGAGAAGGAGGAGAAGATGACTGAGCAGGATAAGACGGCGCAGTTTGTATTCACGGTGGTAGTTATACCTGATAACAAGCGATATGAAATAGAACTATGGGATTTTGCAGGTGCAAAACCTGACTTAATCGCAGCAGGTGAGGGCACGAACTGGCGCACGGCGCTAGGTGAGGCGCTCTCGAAGATCGAACTACCAACAGACAAGGTGGAGAAAACCGTGAGCGACCTAGTGAAGGAGAGGGCAGAAGATGAAGGCGTATGAGATAACTATATCGAAGGTGGTGTACCGCACCACAGATGAGTTCAACACAAACGAAGAAGCCCGTATGTGGGCTATGGCAAAGCGTGATAGATACAAAGAACTACTCGACGATAACAAGGTGGAGTATTTCTTCGAGGTAGAGGAGGTTAGTAATGTCTGAGCCTACGGTAGACTACTGGCGTGCTAAGGCACAGTTGTGTCAAGACCTAGCAATATTACAAGTACAAGATGAAGAGACAGAGAAGGAGGCAGGGATGAACCTTATGCGTATGGTCTACGCCCTGTCTATGGTAGATACATTCAAACAAGGAGGAGAAGATGCCTAGATATAAGACTTACTACATAGCAGAACAAATTATAGGGATGAAAAGAAAATTAGAACTACAAAAGCAACCAAAGAATACTTACACAATTACCGCAGAGGTAGACCAACGGTGGTTCGACATACTGGCACAGATAAGCAAGCACCAAGACGGGTTTGTATGGGTCAAGGTAGAAGGAGGAAGTGATGACAACTGAGGATAACGTGGTGGGATTTCACCCAAAGAATAAACTGGTAAACTTCTACGAGGTAGCAACCAAGGAAGGCAATGCAGTATGGGGCGGGGAAGATCCTCACAGTGCATACCAATGGCTACGCCAATCACCTATGGACTCACGTCTATTGGTCTCCTGCTGGGAGGCAGGGGAAGAGGATGCGCGGTTGATAATTGAACCCATTGATATAACAAAGATTGTCCACGCAGTATTGGCGGGCACACAATGAGTTACTTCTTAGGTCTACTGCTGGTGATGTTGATAGCCTACGTTCTAATAGTATGGGAGGATAAGACGAACAATGGAGGCGGAGAATAAGAGAATGGTTGGTGCTGCTAAACAGGCAGTGCGCCAACGCAACTACAGAAGGGCAAGAGACCGTGCATTGATACGTCTTGCTCATCTTTACCCTGATACCTATAAGCAGTTGCTTGAAATGGAGAAGAAGACAGATGAACAAGAAGGTAAAACGTGGCTTGACCTTGATGGTAATACTATCCCTGTTGTCGGTGTTCGTGTCCGCACAGCAGACGGGCGAGGTGCCCCTGTCCTCAAAGAAAACCTATCTAAAGGCACGGACGAAGGCGACAATGGAGGAGAAGCGTGAGAACAGGGCACTTACAGTTAGTTACGCAAGAGCACTCGGCTACAACCAACAGCAGATCAGATGTCTTGTCACCTTATGGACCCGTGAGAGCAGGTTTGACCACCTCGCAGATAACAAACGAAGCACGGCTTACGGAATTGCTCAACTCCTTAGAGAGCGTAGTAGCCAGCCTGAACTACAAATCCTTCACGGTCTACGATACCTTGGTCATCGCTACGGAAAATCTGCGTGTCGCGCTCTCCAACATAGCAACAGACGAGGCTGGTACTGATACACTATAAGTGCATCCTCTTCTTCGGGCACAAAGAACCTCACCGCTACCCTTCCTGCGGTGGGGTTCTTTATTTGTCCGTAGAGTAGAAGCCTTTGCCCTTGAATGTAACAGGAGGAGAAGTCCACACACGTCTGAACTCATTGTGACAATTGGTACAGATGTATGTCTCTTCAGGGTCAGTCATCTTGCGCTCTATCTGTCGCACATCACCACATCCTGGACATTCATAGTCATATATCATTAGTAAGGTGACTCCCCTCCCATAAAGTTAAGTAGTTTACGCAAAGCATTACCGCATCTTCGATCTGCAGTAGAGATAGCACACTCAAGAACCTCACTCAATTGTTGCAAGGTATAGTTCTCGTGGTATCTCAGGCGTAGTATTTTCTGCTCATCTTCGTCTAATAATTCATAAGACTTCTTGATATCAATGAGCGTAGCCAATAGGTTGCCACCCTCAGAAGGCGCAGAAGGTTTGCGTGGTGTGCCATCATTGACTAGGTTCTGTGCCTGTTCAATGGCAGTATCATTGACAACGCTTGCGATAACATAAGGTAAGAGTTGTGCAATAGTAATAACATCATAGAAGGATTCATCATTGGTCTGATACCCAGATCGAGTAGCCTTTTCTTTGCGGGCATAGCGTTCGATAGCACGCTTCATCTGCCAACCGATACGCCTTTGATTAGCCAAGCGCACTGACTCGTTCTCTTCTTCTAGTAACCCATTGAAGTACACAACACGTGTCATCAACCAAGCGTATGCTTCTTGCGTTAGGTCAGCACGGTCTACATACTTACGATAGCGACGGTGAACAAGGCTTACCACACTAGGCACAATGTCATTGAGTATTGGGTTGGGTTCAGTCACAGTCAGGTAGCACCAAATCTATAGTGTGTTGGATGTTAAGTAGTTTGATAGCAAGGAAGTCAATGTAATTACTGGCATCTGCTAACTCTTCAATCAATTCTCTGATGGTATCTGATGTGGTAAAGGACTCAAACTTCTGTCCTTTAGCGTGTGAATACTGGTCGTGGCCTACACCCTTGACACGCATAGCACGAAGGGAAGCAAAGGATTCAATGAAGGATGTTAAGTCCTCAGTTGATACACCCAGTGCACGATAGCCAGTAACTGCAGCGTGATCTATTAACGGATTGGCTGCGGGCGTATGAGTATGGTCTGCGTCTTCCTGTCGTGGTGCAAGATGTGAAAGCCCATATGCTGCAAAGTCTGTAGCATTATGACCCACTCGTTCTCGGTCATCATCATACATCACACACCTCCAAATAGTTTTAACGATTCTTCTTTACCGTTGGCAAGGTAGTAATCGTTAATGTCCATTGATGCAGGTAATGATACTATGCGTGAGTTCAATACCTCTTGTGAGACACGGCGAGAGAACTCAGCCCCAGGATTGGTGCCGTCCTCTTTAATATCGTTATCACCTACAATGTAGACGGTATCGTATCCAGTAAATAACTTAGAGAAGTGTGGCTTCCAAGCCTGCACTCCAGGTACACCCACTGCAGGTATGTTTATCAAACCCGATACAACTACCGCATCTAACTCACCTTCACATATAACAATGGCACCTGAATCAATAGTTATATCAGCAACATTAAATAGGTGAGCCTTCTGTCCCGTAGGTGCACCGTACTTAGGCTTGCCATCATCTAACCTGCGAAACTTCACACCCACACACATACCTAACGCAGTCAGATAGGGGATAGAAAGCCAGCCCGCGTGGTTTTCGTGACCATTGATTGGATCGGTGACTAGTCCTAATGAAAACTGCAGAGCAACGTCTTCAGATATCCCACGTCCTTCGAGATACTCCAGCGCCTTTGCGTCCAGACTTTTGCTGTAGTGTGTGACCGCTTCCAGCAACGATTTCGATTGCTCTTTTGAGTGCATCCTTAAACTCCAAGTTCTCTATTATCCCGACAACATTTACTGCATTGCCACCCTTCCCACAGGTGTGACAAAAGAATAGGTTGTCATAAGTATTGATGACAGCACTACGTCTTTTATCTGGGTGGATGCAGCACCTAACAGATGCTGACCTACCCTCTCTTACTTCCCCACCATAGTGGGTAACTATTAATCCTATGGGGATTGTGTTTGCATCAACGGGACCTTTGAACCCTCCCGCTTTACGTACCCTGGACCAGTCTTGTGCTGGCATACACACCCCTTGTCGTTGCACTTCTCGTGCCAATTAGAGGCACGTTTGTAATGGGTAAGAGAGTTCTCTTCTCCACCTTTCATACAGTTAGAACAAATCATTTGAACTCCTTCAGTTCAGTTACTGGTACACGCCAGCCACCGATAACCTCATCCCTGTACTGGGACGTTGCATACTCTTCAGGGTTACAGTAACCATAGACTTCAACCTGTGAGTAATAATCTTCATCAAGAATCTTTGTGCCTACTAAGATCTTCCCGTTATCCTTACTCCAGAATGGAATAGAATCACGTGTGCGTACAGTGCGTACCTCAAAGTTGTTACCAACATCAGGCAGTTTTGCACGGCGTGGGTGTAGTTCATTGGGATACCACGGTACGTTCCACGCAGTATCAGTCAATGATGCAACAGCCCACTCAGATACGTTGGCCCGCACATTAGCAAGAAGTTCGTGCTCTAAGTAGCCGTTCTTCTTACCTTCTGCATAGTTAGGTCTGTCTACTGACCCATACTTAGCAAGCCAACGCTCTGTTGCTAACAAGGTACAGACTCGTACCTCATCCTTGCTTAGTTGAACTATCATCTACTTCTTCTGGTTCAACTTCTGGTACTAGTATCTCTGTCGTTGTTATTTCTCCGCCTGGTACTGGCATTATTGTTTCTCCTTTAGCCATTGAGTTAAGTCTTGGATTACCCAAGCCTGATCTATTGATGCGTTGCGACGCTTAACTACAACATAAGACATAGGTACTTCCCCAAGACCTCGTGCCTTTGCATAGTTAAGCGCCTCAACTTGCGCTTCTCTCCAGAACTCAGGCAGGGAAAGGGTCTGCCTGTTCTTGAGTTCAAGGATGTAAGTTTCCCCAGATATGATAACAACCATATCTCCTTCATCCTTTGCCCCAGCCTTAGTCAAACGTTCTGCCATAGCACCCGCATTGCGGAGCCACTTCATTACATCTGTCTCAAACTGAGAACCTTTACGTCCGTTCTTGTTAGACATTAGAACTCCACCGTTATATAGAATGGTCCAACATCAACACTGACAAAGTATTTATTAATTACAAAGCCGAATGCTATCTGCTTACTGATACCAATACATAGCCAGATCTTTCCAATGCTCTTCTCTTTATGCATTAGTACACCGTCTGCATATTAGAGTGCAAGTATGCCCTGCCTTGTGCATCTTGGTCTCCTATCTGACACGCTGCAAAGTTAACAAATAGTGTAGCCCATTTAGAAGCATCTGCTGTGTGTGGACCGAAGCGATTCTTCACTGCAGCCACACGCAACATACCCTGTGATGGGTCATAACCTAGTGTAAGTATAAGAGCGGGTAACTGACTGACCTTACCGTGTATAGCACGGCGTGGAGGTGGCATCAACGGTGACCCATACTCTGATTGTTCTGATACGTGATGAAGTACTAAGACACAAGCCTCTGTCTTGCGTGCCATATCGTGCAGTTCCATCATAATTGCACGTAGTCCTGCCCATTCATTGTCTGTTTCGGCTGCAACATTCATTAAGTTATCAATGATAATTAACTCAGGTGCTATGCCAAAGAGTTCAACGTAGGCTTTGATTTCTAATTCAATGTCATCGAGTGATGGACTTGAATCAAAGACCCATTGTATGTGCGACATCTTGGTTAGGTGGTCAGCGTAGAAGTCATCCTTATATTCCATATTGGATTCAACTGTTAACTGTGTATGCCCTGAGATCTGCGCTGCTGAACGCATCAAGACTGTAGCAGTATCAGTATCGGCTGAAAAGAAAAGTGTTGGTACCTTTGCCTTGATTGCATAGACAAGAGCAAACATACTCTTACCAGCATTCGGTGCAGCAGCAACCATACATACTTGCCCTCGTCTAAATTTAATGGACTCACCAGCAAGGCCAGTCCATACATCAGGCAGGGGCACAGCCTTGATAGTGCTAGTGCCCAGTGCCCGCTTTAGATTAAGCAACTTCCCCATCCCCTCCAAGATTTATTCTGCGGTCTCTTCTTATACTCAAACGCTCACGTGGGGCTAACCCACCCCATATACCAAATGCTTCTTTGCGGATTCCCCACTCAGCGCATTCAATTCTATGAGAACATCCTCTGCAAATTGATTTCGCATACTGACCATCAACGTAACTTACTGCTCCCTCTTCTCTTTCAGGGAACCAGAAGTCACCACCTATCTGTGCACATAACGGGTTCTCGTACTCACGAGGTTCCCGCATTCAATTATCTTAGGAAGATTGCTTCGCACTTATCTACTGCACCCTTTGGTGCAGCACACATCCACGCTCTCCAAGGTCCACGTGCTGAGGTTCCATTACGAAACGCCATAGTGCCGTGCTTACAGGTCGGGGCTTGTCCTTCTACAACTTGAGGTGCAGCAACAGGTGGTGTTTCAAATTGTTTTGCAATTGATTCAACTGTTGGTGCTGATGCAACTGGTGCACCACGTAGTGATCCATTAACAGAGTTAATCAATGAAGATACATCCTGGACACTAGCCAGTAATGCTTCTAATTCACCTTGATTATCAGCATAAACATTTACAAGAACACCATCCTTGCCATAGTTGACTTGTATCTTTGTTGTTGCATTTGCAGCCATTTATTTTCCTCCAGTTTGTTTGATTGATAACCGTTGTGATTCACTGCCAAACTTCTTAGGCACATATCCAATAAGTTTTTCTACTTCTTCACTGTCAATACTTTCACGACCTCGCACTGTTGTCCAACTGACTTCAATACCAGAATGCGTAGTACCCAGTAACCCTTCAAAAGAAGCCTTCAAAGAATCCTGATGCTTCTCTAACTCCTTGATTTGTCCTGCTAATTGTAGATACAGCAATGCATTCTTGTCAATGTCTGCATCTTCAATGACTATATCAGTCACTGGTGTATGTTCTTTTTTTATACCAACGCATCCCATCTCACCTGATGCATCGTAGAACTTACAATAGAACTTACAGTAAGTTGCATCGCGTTCTGGATCTGGCGCTTCTGCTGCACCCTTGATTGCTTCCAACCAATTCAATGCTTGCATAGCAACGCTTTCATCATAGTCTTCTGTATGTACCTTGATGTCTCGCTCATCACCATCACGTGCAATAGCAACTAGAGATACACGCTTTACATCGTGACCATTCTTAGCCAATAGATAACCGTATGTCTGTACCTGCCAGCGTTGCTGTGTTGATGGGAAGTATGAAAGGTTGCGTACCTTGCTTGTCTTCCAGTCAATGACATCGCCAGTGGCAGGTACATAGCAGTCAATATGCGACTTCATACCGTTGTATTCAACTTCTGTTTCAATCATTACATCAGGGTTATCTGCTAACGCTCTCTCAATCTCTGCGTGGATAGCAGTACCCATAATGGCAGCGAGTTTCATCTCGTTGTCATTAGTTTCAGGCTGGTCATTTAATCTATACCAGACCTTACGACGACAACCACCTAACTCTGATGGTCCTATCTGTACTTGTGTAGAACGTGAACGCTTTGCATCACCTGCTTTAAGAGCAGTGAGTAGTAGTTCCTTTGGGTCAGTCACTTCTTGTACTTCCAATCTACCCATAAATCAAATGCTCTGGCGATTAACATTCCAACCATTAGACCAACAAGAAATGATGTCATACTCTGTGTGCTCCAGCCTTCTGTGCTTGGTCGTATAATAAGAAAGCAAGTCTACAAGCCTTCCAACCTTGCTCAAACCAATAGTGTGCAGCATATTCACCTGTTGCCATAACGTTCTTAAACTCTGGTTCTACATAATCAAATGTATTGAACTCCATTACTACATCCTTTCCTGGACCACTAACTGTAAGGGCTTATTAGTGTTAGCGTCAAGGACCGAAGCAATCTCTACGGCTCTACGGGCGTGTCTCTTTGAATAGGCTAGGTCCATATCAGGTTTGACAATTGAATACAGGTAGCCAAGAGCAAGTTGACCACCAGAACCAATGCCATACGCTCCGTGATTTGCTTGGAAAAAAGAGAGATCACAAGCAATACGAAAGATATTACCGTTAAAAGCAATGAGATAATCGAAGCCATCATCTTTGTCCACCTTGTTGTAGTCGTAGTTGTTGTCGCTAAATGCTTGGATAATACTGGGTATAATTTTCTTTCCCATAAACTGCGCTGGGTCCTCACCTTTATACAGTGGTGGCTTCCAGTTATAGGAAAGAATATCGCCTGGTCTAGTATCACCTGAAAGACCAATGAGATACTTACCAACCTCAACAATTTTAGGTGTACTGGTTGCTAACGTCACAAGATTATCTTCTGTGATTTGAGAATCTGCGACGAGTACTGCATAGTCAATACCCTCGAGTGCTGCGATTGTTGTCATAATGGAAATCATACTAGAGAGCGGCGTGTCGTCGCGTTAGCGACACTACTGGTTACTACAATATGAGCCGTGAGGCGAATAAAAGAACGGGGTGCCCCGAGGGGGCACGATGGTGCAGTACTGACTGTGCGGTTCCGTCTACCAAGGCTGCCTTTTTCCAGGCATAAACTACCAGAAAAGTTTGGCTCTGATCTACGAGCACTTGGTCCAATACACGTCTGTCCCTGTGGCTCACAAGTCTTTAACATAATGGCATCCTTTGAGGACTACGAACTAGTCTGGTACTTCCTTGATGGTACCTGTGCCAGTTGTGGCAACATTGTTACTGTCCCCTGTCCAGTAGATAAAGATGAAGCACAGAGTATCTAATATCAATGAAGCAGAACGCACAGGAATGTGCTCAGTTTGTGGCCCCACCAAATTAAAGATGCGAGACAAGTCAAAGCCAGTATCAGGTAGATACAGGTGCAATACCGTATACAAGTTTAATCAAATGAGGACTCGTTCTCCTTACCACGCTTACCGTAAAGAGTACTGCGAGCAGTGTGACTTCAAGCCAGTACACATCAGCCAACTAGATGTAGACCACATAGACGGTGATCGTTTTAACAATGACCCAGCAAACCTTCAGACCCTGTGTGCTAACTGCCACAGGCTCAAGACCCACCTTGCAGGAGACAGCAACTCAGGCATAAATTAGGCAACAAAAAATAGGCCCCCATCCCCGAAGGGATGAGGGCCATTTGCCTCGCGCTGGTGGGTTACTTAGACCCACGACCAAAATCTGTGGCAGATGCATCTAGCCACTTGAGTAATGGACCAGCAAAGCCAGCGACTGCTGCCATTGCTAGTGTCTTGAGGTCCGTCTCACCTGCAAGGTAAAGTGCAATAGCAGATGCTGCTGCAGCACGAAACCAAGTGAGTCCGATTTGTTTGAATTGTTCCATTGTATCCTCCTAGGGGGGTTAGGATTTTGTACCGTGCACTTTGCAACAGGTACAAACTTCGGTCTTATATGCCTTCTTAGTAGGCACGGGTTTTATATTGGAAATGATTTGATTAACAACCTTTGGCTGATTCATCCACCAGAACCAAGGACTAGTATCGTCACCACAACCATCGTTAATAGAAATGTGTAAGTGTTTTGTGTGCGGGTTGCTACCAGTATAAGGGCGATTTCCAAGGCGAGCCTTGTCCTTCGACCAAATCTTCTTGTTGAAAATAAGGTACTTAACTCGTTTGTCTTCTTTAAGTTTTTCAAATATGTCACTACAGTCAACCCCACTTTCGGGGTCGTGAGTTAAATCAACTGCATACCCTGTGTTGTGGTCAGATGTTGGACTCTGTTTGATGTGTGCTGCTGATGGCAATAGGCCATCCGAGGCTTTCTTGCGAGATGGCTTGATCGCTGTGGCCTGACGAAGTACAGCAATAGCGGCAGGTGTGGCTTTCTTGGCAACAGGTTTCATTATTCTCCATCTTTCTTTTCCTTTGGCTTAGACTTCAATCCATTTCCTGCAAGTACTCCAGCAAGAGAACCAGTAAGAAACACACACAAGGTACTAACAAGATCAATAAATGCAGCATCGTTGGGTGCCTGATCTCCTAATGGTTGTGTGATAAATAGCAGCGCATAGAGCAACGCAAAGACAGAACCAGCAAACACAATGGCTAGTATGATTCCGATAGTTACAATCAGTCTTGCGTGTAAGTCTTCTGGACTTAACTTACTTCTTTGGTTCATCTAATACTCCAGGCAAAGTGTCTTTGGTACAGGTACCAGTAGAAATACATTGTGGGGGATTACACTCAGGCTTTTCCCAATTCTTAAACTCTTGGCAGGGATATCTAACCCAGCCTTGATAACCGCAACCGCTAAGCGTTATTGCGAGAAAGAAGGATGCGATAAATCTCTTCAACCTGTCGCTCCAATCTTGTTACCGAATCTTTAAGTGAACTACCAGAGTTAGGCTTGAGTTCATTGAGGTAGTGCTTAACTAGCCAGCGCACTGCGCCAACAAAGCCACCAATGATTGTCATTACTGCAACAGCAACTGTTGCATAGTCTTGTGCCTGCATTAGACCGTCCTAATAGTTACTAAGAGCAATCCACCGTAGCCAGTGAATCGCTTATCTGATGGTGTGCTGTTTCTAAAATCCATTTCTTCAATGATGCCAAGGTATGACTCACCAGTTCTAAAATCTTGAATCTGGATGGTGTCACCAGCATTTTCTATTAACTCTAGTTGTGACATACGATCATAGGCCGCGCCTTCAAAACCAACCTCTACTCCGAAGTGGTCTGTCTCGTGGTCAAAGCAAGAGAGTGGGTACTGGATAAGTCTCTGGCGTGGTGTTGCAGGCAGGGAACGTATCTGATAACCAGTAAAGAGTGGCCCCTTGGTAACATCAGTTGTTGAGCGAGATAGGGTGAACTGAAATCCAAGATATTCTTGGGCAGTTTGTGGGTAGTTGATATTGATTTGAGGCACTGCAGAACCTTGTGAAAAGTTACCGATAGTGAAGAAGTTATCTAATGAATCAACAGATTGGATTAAGACACCGCCATCTGTGGTATCTACACGAGCCTGCATTAACTTAAATATCTTTGTCTCTAACGTGTTGTAGCGAATGTAACCAGTACGCAGGTAACCAGTTGCTACTAGGCTGGTAGTTGATTCAGCCCAGGTATTATTACCATTGGTAAAGGCTGCTCTATCTGAGTTGCCAAAGAAGGCAACCTGAGATGCAGTGGTAGTAGTACCAGTTGCTATCAGGTCCCAAGCCCAAGGAAAGAAAAGGCTATTTGCTAGAACAGTAGTAGATAGATCCACACGAACTAGCCCTGCTGCACCATCTACAAGGGTTGCAATGTAGGCATAACTATCTCTAAAAGCAATAGCGTTACAGGCAGCATCTCTAAAGAGCAGTGGACCATACTGGATATCTCCAGTTGCATCAGAGATACCTACTCTAAAA